ACGATTTACATTCCAAACATAATATAAATTATTATTAGTAAGTATACAGAATTTATCATTTTTAATCTTCTAGTTTTGGGTATTACATCACCGTAACCAACAGCAGACGTTGTTACTAAAACAAAATAAAATCTATCAAAAAATAATTCTGACCAATCTGATATTGTTAAATCGGCTTTATTCCCCAAAATTTCATCCTCTATAGTAAGTAATCCACTAAACTCGCTATTTGAAAAAAAAGTCAACAACAAACTATATGATAAAATTAAGGTCAATAATAATAATATCTTCTTTGTAACTAGTTTATTTACATTTCTCATAAAAATATTCATTGAGCTTATACACTATGTATAGAATAATACTTTTGTCATACATATTAGATATATGTTGACTAGGTGTTGAATACATGTCGGGAAATTATTCGCTTACTTAGTTGTATCTACAGTACTACTATCCTTTAGTTGATATCTAGTATGATTGTTAAACAAATTAGTACCTATATTTTGCGTATTTGGGTTAAAAGATGCTAAATCAGGCTTGTCAAATAATAATGGATGTGTTTGTTTTTGTGGCGTATAATCTACACGTGTCTCGTATAAATCACTATTTGATTGTGGTACATAGACAGATTGATCGCCTTTTTGTAGGGCAAAAATTTGATTTCTTAATTGGGATTCCAAATTTACATTGTTTGAAAAACCATTCCATGGGGCTGTTGCGTTTCCAGGATTGAAAACGCCACTCGTACTATAGGGCGTATAAGAATTGAGTGGAACAGTTGCCTTTTTATATTGGTCTAAAATTGGCATATATCCATATTTAGTAGCAGTAGGACGCATACTGAATTGGGGCTTTAGTCCAGTTGATGGAACATTTCTTGCTGACATTCTATCATTTAATTCGTCTACACGTTCATTGTTACATGTATATAGTCCGTTTATTACTCCATACATTTTATCTGTATTTGTATTTGTATTTGTATTCATAATTATATTATAGTTTTATTTTATTTTGTTGTAAATTACCTAAAGTCTACATTACNTAATATAATATATAGTATAGTATATGTGTGGAATATTTGCCCTTTTTCATTCACTTCCTGTTACAACTTACAACCACGTATACGAATCACTGGAAAAATATTTCCTACTAGGACAGTCTAGAGGTCCTGAATTTTCAATTATGAAACAAATTACAAATAACGTTCTTTTGGGATTTCACCGTCTAGCAATTAATGGGCTTGACGATAAATCACATCAGCCTATTTCTATTGATGGTATTTACTTGATATGTAATGGAGAAATTTACAATTACAAGAGTATATATAAATTATTAAATGTCACTCCCGAAACCAATTCGGATTGTGAAAGTATTATCCACCTGTATAAAAAATACGGTATTGAATATACCTTACAAAATTTAGACGGTGTTTTCGCGTTTACCCTATATGACTCCACTATTGATAAAGTGTATGTTGCTCGCGACCCGTTTGGTGTTAGACCACTATATTATGGTAAAACAAATGACGAATTAATGATATTCTCGTCATTGCTAAAACAAGTAAGCGATTTATGTACCGATTGTTCTAATTTTACAGCAGGATCCTATCTTGAATTATCTGTTTATAATGACCGAGTTACTATTTCTAAACCACAAACATCCTATGTTTCGTTTAATTATCATCATAATTTCTCATCTAACACGTTGGGTGGTATATCCAAAGAACACTGTTCATCTGTTTATGAAACATTATTGGAAGCAGTGAAAAAACGCGTCATTACATGTGAAAGAAATATTGCTTGCTTATTATCAGGTGGATTAGACAGTAGTTTAATATCAGCACTTGTTTCAAAATTTGTACCAAAAGGACAATTACAAACATATAGCATTGGAATGGCGGGTGGATCAGACTTGGAATATGCGCGAACTGTTTCAAAACATATACATTCAATTCATANCGAAATTATTTTAACAGAGCATGAATTCTTTTCTGCTATTCGTGAAGTCATTTACAATATTGAAAGCTATGATACTACAACTGTGCGAGCAAGTGTTGGTAATTATCTTGTCGCCAAGTATATATCTGAACACAGCGAATCCAAAGTTATCTTCAATGGTGATGGTTCCGACGAATTAACTGGAGGGTACATGTATTTTCATAATTGCCCGAATGATATTGAATTTGACCATGAATGTAAACGATTGCTTACCAATATTCAATATTATGATGTATTAAGGAGTGATCGTTGTATATCATGTCATGGATTAGAAGCCAGAACACCTTTTTTAGATCGCACATTCACGCATAATTATTTATCATTGCCCATCAGTATTAGAAATCATAATAATGGTAAACGTATAGAAAAACATTTACTTAGAAAGTCTATTGAAATTATGGATCCTGATTTACTTCCCCCAAGCGTATTATGGAGAACTAAGGAAGCTTTTAGTGATGGTGTAAGTTCACAAGACAAGTCTTGGTATGAAATTATTCAATCTAAATTGGATACGAAATATACGGTTGATGAATTTGATGAAAAATGTAATAGTTACAAGATTAATCCTCCTAGCACAAAGGAACAATTGTATTATAGAGAAATTTTTGAGGAGTATTTTCCTGGAAGAGGTGATGTTATTCCAGGTTTCTGGATGCCACAATATAGTGATGCCACTGATTCAAGTGCCAGACATTTAGATGTGTATAAGAAATGTATAAGAAATGTATAAGAAATGTGTAAGAAATGTATGAAGTTATTCATCTGTATGAAATATATTTTATATAGTATATGTTATATAGTATATAAAATGACCGCTATTCATGAAACACTATTTATTAGTGGACTTTATTTATCCTATTTTTTATACATAATTGCGTTTTTTCAAGTTGGAACATACAATCCTAAATATTTAGACTTATTAGAAGAGTATATGAAATATTACGTTATAGTCTTTCTACTTGTACGTTTTAATCCTTTTACAAAGTCATTATTTACTGAGTTTGATAGAAGGGTGGTTTTTTCATCAGCTATATTTTTATTAACCACTACTGTGAGTGTTCAATACGCCAAATCAATTGATATTCACAACTATATGACTATTATAAAAAATTATTTTAGGTAAATTATTTTAACGTTTTAGCGTCTTATGTTTACCACCTTTCTTTTTGTGTTGATTCCTTTTTTTATATGTTCGGTTTGTCTTCTCGTAAAAAAACTGTTTCAAATGTTGTAACATTCTTTTTCCAATTATTTCGTCTATTTCTTGTTCTTCTATTGCTTTTTGGTTCACTCTATACGAATATCGTTTAAAATCCGCGTTTATATTTAGCTTACAATGTTCCTTATTTGTTACAATTGAGCCTAATTTAGAAGATAAAAATGTATTTATCATTTCGTCTATTGAAAATTGATATTTATAGGGTTTTACATTAATGTAATATACTTTATCATCTGCCATTCCATCATGATATACATCATCTATAAAACATAATTCAATGTTATTTGGCATCTTGGTACACCTAACAAAATCGTCAATTGTTTTATCATGTGACGTACGCCCTAATTCTATATGTTTTCCACCTACCTTAAAGGCTGCTATTACCTTATCAAATAATGGTTTATCAAGTTTAGAATCTATTTTAAATTCAAAATACATTTTTATATTATTTGCCCAACTTTTGCCACCTTGATTATTCGTATATATCATTACCTTGTAGCATTTGTTTTCCTTCTTTTTTGTTTGCAAATACTGTAATATTGTTAGTATTTTTGGGCGTAAAAATAATGGATATAAATCTAGTAGTTCATTGAAATGTTGATCGCTATAATTGGATTTCTTGAAATAATTGTTTAGACAATCACAAAATATTCCAAATTCTGTAAAGTATCCCAGTGTTTCATCTAAATCAAATACTACTATTTTTAATGGCTTGGTCATATAGAATATATATTTATAAAAAATCTCACGTATATTTATACTCTTTGTATTTATGGAATTGTCCTCTGCTGATTATAAAAAAATTACCCAATTCTATGGAATTCCTAAACAAAATAATAAAACATATAAGGATTTAGCAGAAAATGTATTAGCAGATAAGATGTGTAAATGTATAAAAAAGGTTCGCTCTAATACAAATATTAATGAAAAAAGAGCTATTGGTATCTGCCGAGAGAGTATCTTTAAAAACCGCAATATTGATTTATATAAATTTAAGTGCAAAAAAGGTGCTTCTCTTGTTTCAAAAAAGGGGACCAGGAAAAAAATGAGAAAGTTTAGAAAAACTATTGGATTCAATAAGACAAAACGGGCAAAAAAAAATAAGTAATTGTAGTAATATGACAAAATTGGTTGAATTGATTGCTATTGCTGAAAACATTCCCTACACAGCCCCTACAAATCCAAATATTGACGAATGGACTAGTGATGAATTACTATACGAATCTATTCACATCGCTTTAGTAAATCGTGTTCAAATTCGGTCGGCCTTACATATTTGTGAGACGTTTCCACCATTAAAACTTATTTACAAGAGCATATTATCTAGGTATATTAAATATTACACTGATATGTGTAATTCGCCTCAACAATCACATCAATCGCAATATACTCAATCCAATTTTGCTCACTATTAAATTTTTTCTAAATAATCTAACGCTGAAATAATTGTTTTTTCTTGGTCGGTTAATTTTTGAAATATAAAACATTCGTCTATTTTTATTTGTATACGACCACCCCTGAAATTTTTACATAATAAATAAATACCATCGTCTTCTATTTTTATATCAATAATAACTCCGCCTGTTGTCAAAGTAATATTATCTGGATTTTTCAAATTAATCCACCTAATATATCGCCCATATTGAATATTTGTTAAATCGTCTACAAAACGATAGTCTTTTAGTTTTGTATGAAAATCTTTTAATTTCCCTCTTGGTAATTGAAGTTGTTGTAGATAATCATTCTTCATTGCCTTGATTTTTCTTGTAGACAATTCTTCTATTCCTGTATTGTTTTCATTATCTAGTGCTTTTAATAAATAGTCACTATCTTGATTGCCTATTTTATTCATTTTATGATATAATAATAATCGTTATATTTTTATTATATTTTTGTTATTGTTTACACCCTTGAAGATTTAAAACGCCGTTTTCACAACATAAAAAATAATCAAAAATGTAAAATCAATAGTAGGAGTTTCACCTACGATGGTCTAACTTTTTCCTTTTCCTTTTGTATATTTGAAGAAGTGAAAGACGAAATTTGAAAACACGCAGGGCGTTCTTGCTTCTCTATCCAGCACTTTGTTAAGTTCATTATATTGATTGCTGAATTAGCGTCTCTTGTCTTGAATACGGTTTGTTTGACTTGGGGTCTCACGCATCCAGAACATACTAAAAGACGAAACTGCTTGTTTCCATTACTATGATTGTAATAAGATAAATCATTATTACATTCACAGCATTTTTTACTTGTATTACATTCGTTTATGGTAATTGTATCATATTT